AGTCTTATCTGCCACGTTGGATATGCTTTTTTGTTATTTGCTCTTTTACGATTGTATTGTTTATAAGATACACAACCTTCACCATCAAATAGTCCGGCGATATACGCTCTGTCTGTCTCTGGTATCATCTCTCATCCTCATATAAAATTTGTTCTTTACCATCGTAGTCATAATAATAACCAGCGATTTCTTTTTTCTTTTTACGATTATATTTCTTTTTAGATTCTATTTTTCTTGGTTTGTACTTCGGTGTTCTAAGGTCTTTGGCTACAGGATTCTTCACTGTAGCCTCGCTCTCGCGGCCAACTCATCTAATTGTTCTAATGTTGGTTCCTCTAAATCTAATTCACCTTGTGATTTACATTGATCACACTGGACAATCATATCACAAACTTTGTTATATCCATTGCCTTTACATTTTGGACAAATGTATTTATGATTTGCTACTTTTATCTTTTCCATTTGCTTTTACACCTTTGTTATCTAAAAAAAATCTAATCAATCTTCCGATCATTTTAGATCTTGTTCTATTAGTTTTAGTGGCTAACTGACCTAATCTCTCCCAGTCTTCTTTTTGCACTGATAGAGATTTATATTTATTTGGATCTGCCATTTGTTTCCTTTCTTATATTTTGTCTTCTCATATATGGGAATTTACAATACAAAAACAAGTCTTGCAAGTATTATTTTTTTAATATATTGTGATTGTCTCTTCTCACACCTTTTGTTTGTTCGTCCCTTTCTTGGGACGGACAGACAGTTATGTGTTTAATTCAACTACAGGTTTTTTCTTTGGAACAATTATGTCCATTTCTAGACAATCGAATTTAATGTAAATGTTATATTCGTTTACACTTTTAGGACCCATTTGTTCAATTTTTTTATAGGATTCATCATATCCTCTCAACATACATTCATAAGAACTGTTAAAAAGATCAGGCCATTTGTAGGGCTCGATACAAGTATTTGCTGCTGCAGAGCAGATATATAATATTAATGTAAATGTTTTCATTACCGTCCCTGGCCACGATATTTTTTAAAATTTTTTCGTTTTCTTTTGTTCATTTTACAAAGACTGGGAAATCTTCCAATCGATGTTTTGTGATGAATGGGTTCGTGTGCTATAAAATCTTTAAATTTTTTAGCCATCGTCATCTCTCCATTCTTTAACAAATGGAGTCGCTCCTTCAGGTGCAACAACAGCAGGAAGATAACTTATTTTACCATTGACATGTTGTTCTAAGTCAGCACCACAATTCATACATCTATAAAATTGTTTTGTTAATCCAACCAACATAGTAAACTCATTACATGTAGGACATTTTCCATTTACAATCTCAGCAGTCAATCTCATTCCAATATTAAAGCTTTGATATATTTTCTGCCTTGATATAATTCTATCTTTGCTTTACCCTTATAGCATTTATAAGATACAGATTCACTGTACTGTCTCTCTGCTTCACGCTTGCCCCGAAGGCAATGAGCCATATTTTTTTGCACCAAGTGCTCCTTGATCTCTCCGTTGTAAAACATAAGAAGGGCCACTACAACTTCAATCATACTTCCTCGCTAATATTAAAATAGATAACATCACAATTGTAAATACAATTCCTATGAAAAAAAGATTTATCATTGTGAATTACCATTCTTGTAGCCAAGATCTCTGTTGGCATCTTTTAATTTTTCTATATCAATTAAAACTTTGTCCATTTGTTTTCTTAAAAATTCTATGTTTACTTTATTCAATGCCATATTTTCTATATGTGCATTTAACTTATCCGTGGTTTTATAAAGATCCTCAATCATCATAAACTGTTCTGAGTCTGCTGGTAATGAGCCTAACTGTCCCCGTGGCCATTTGATTCTAAACTCTGTGTTCTCCTCCAGGTCCTTTTCCATTAATTGAAGTCTAGTGTCCGCAACATTTAGACGTTCTATAATTTGAAAATAACCCATTGTGCCGAGTGCCACAATAACGATCAAACTAGCGACCGTTTTCATAGGCATCTGCACCTTTGCCTCTTCTCCGATTTGTAATGGTTTATTGCTCATCTAGGTATATATCCTGGTTCCATAAAGAGAGCCATCAGAACAAATAATATAATTAATATTCCTGTAAAATAATAATTCATTCCTGGCTACCTCTATTGTCATAGCCAGGTAGTTTACACTATTTGTCTTCTATTTTGTAGAACATTTTGTCAGTATCCTCTGTAATCCAACCTTTATTTTCAACATTCCATTCTGTAGTTTGTACCTT